CAAGGTCAATGTCAGTTTACATTATTTGATGGAGCTACATTTGATTATGGTCAAGTTATTATAGCTGATGGTGCTAACAAACCTTACATATTTAGAATGGAGGGTACAGGAGTATTAACATCTAGAACATTCTTTGCAGAAGAAATAACTGTAACAGGAACAAAGGGTGTTAAATATGTTACAACTCACGATAAACATTTAATAGCTGCAGGAGTTGAAGATAATTTAAACACTATATTTTTTAGTGCTACATTAGACCCTACAAGCTTTAGTGGTACTGGTTCAGGTTCTATAGTAGTAGAAGACCAGATAGAAGGAATCAGAGGATTCCGTAATGAGTTATTTATATTTTGTACAAACAGTATATTTAAATTAATAAATATAAATGATTCAAGTAATATAGCCATAGTACCTGTTACAAAGAATGTTGGTTGTTTAAGTGGCTATAGTATTCAAGAGATTGGTGGTGATTTAATATTTTTAGCACCAGATGGATTAAGAACAGTTGCCGGTACTGCAAGAATCGGAGATGTCGAGTTAGGTACAGTTAGTAAAGCTATACAACCTTTAGTAACAAACTTAGCAGAAAACATAAATTCATTTGTAATAGATAGTGTTGTATTACGAGAAAAATCACAATACAGATTATTTTATACAGATACAAGTTTAGAACAAACACAACAAAAAGGAATTATAGGAACATTAAGACCAGATGGATTTCAATGGTCAGAAACAAGAGGATTAGAAGTTACTGCTATAGGTTCAGGATTTGATAATAATAATATAGAACAATATTATCATGGAGATACAAATGGTTTTGTTTATCAACATGATACAGGAAATAGTTTTGATGGTAGTAATATATTAGCTAGATTTGAAACACCTAACTATGATTATGGTGATTTAGGAACATTAAAAACTTTACATTATATTAGAGTATCAGCAAGTTCTGAAGGTATAACAGAACCAGATGTGCAAG